TGTCTTTCTTTTTTCCTTTCATAGTAAAGAAGTTAAAGAATTAATTTAGATTAATTCAGATACATATTACTATAGTGGAAAGAGAGGAAACTTTCCACTTTAATTCTTTTAATAATCAATAAGGAGTATTACTATGGCTATCAAATTCAATTTCCAATATCGTAAAGAGATGTTCACTAACCTCGACATTAAAGTCGAAAGACAAAAATGGATACAGAAGCGTTAC